GTCTTTTACTCCAATTCTAAAAACATCTCCACTAGCAGTTGTAAAATTTAAAGCAGAATCGTTACCACTTAATTTAGTTTCAAGACTTGCTGTATCTGAAAATACTCCATCTCCTGTTACTGATACACCTGTAGTTGTAGTTACTAATTTTTCTGCGTTATCATAATAAAGTTTTACAGCACCATCTTTAATACCTTGAAGGTAAAGTTCTGCTGCGTTAGTTTCTAATTTAATATTATCGGCTGACCTTATAATTAAACTTCCTGTGCCTGTATCGTTAATATAAGAATCATTACCATCGTGATAAATCTCTAGTCCATCTCCTGAAGTTCCGTAAATAGATTTTACATTGTCATTGTGAGTAGTATTACCTACCATTAATCCACCAGCTAGTGGTAGATACGGACCGCCTGTTGTATCTAGGAAATTTGCTGGAGTTATCCTAACATTTTCCGCTCCGTTATATCCTACTATGTGACTAACATTACTAGTCGTTGTTTTTAGTTCAAATTCACTAAATTTTTTATTTGCCATTTTATTTTATTTTATTGAAATTCTGTTATTAAAAATTCGTTATTAGATTCAGTTAATAAGAAGTCCCCGTTTTCTGCTATAATCTCAAACTGTAGAGTAGGTGTACAATCGACAAAAGGCTTATATACAATACCCCATCCGATATTATTACAAGCTCCTAATCCCCACCAAGTTTTATAGTATATTTCCGCTGGACTCATTATTTTTTATTTTTATTTATTAAATACCATTTATTAACCGTATATCCAATACTTACCAATAACAGTATCACTTTTAAAATTGTGTCTAGATTTGTAAAGCTAATAGCTAAACTGCTTGTATTCAAAGCGTATATTTTTATATCTTGCATATCCACTAAGTCAGTCTTATTTTAACAGCTCCGTTATGGTGGTATAAACCACCTACAGCAACCCCGCCAGTTGCAGCGGATGAGTCGTTATTAAAATTTAAACTAACCAATTCACTAGGATTTGAAACGTAGTCAATGATAGCGGCGCTTGTAGGTATGCTAGTATCGTTGTTGTTACTAGTTAAACCGTCAGCTTCGTCTACAAATTTCGTAACGTTAACTAAGTTTGTACCGTCTTTTATAGCGGTATTAAACGTTATAGTCCCCGCAGCTATTAAGTCACCAGCGTTATTAATTGTAAGGCCTGAGCTATTGCCACCGCCATCAGTTAATAAAACAGGCGTAGCCGACAAAATAGCATTGTTACTAGTCTTTAAAATAGACAGGTAAGTTGCGCTTATTAGTGTATTGGTTAAATTTGCCATTTATTTATTCTTTTTATTTTCTTTATATTTTACGTCTTTGGTGTAAACATATTTTAATAATTTACTAACGTTTTTTAATTTTATAGTGTATTCTTTTTTATCCATTTTATAAAACCCAGCCTGTAAATGTAGCGCTCATATCAGGGTACATTTGATTATTTTGATTTTCCCAGTATTTAGGAAACTTGCTAGCTGCATTAAACGACATATAATCTATAAATCGTCTAGTGTAAAACTCTGCAAAGTTCCTATGTTTTTGTACTAAAAATTCGACTTCGTTAGTTGTTGGACTCGTAGCGTTTTCTGCGGTATGCTTAAACAACCCGCCGTTTCTAAGCTCTACGGAGCTGAAAGGAAGGTAGTCGACCATACTAAAATGAATTAACATTGGCTGAATATAGTCATTAAGCAAAGCTGTCTGGTCCGCAGTTACAGTCTCGTTTGTTATAGCGTCTGAAATCTGGTCGTATAACGCCGTCCCCATATAATTCTGAAGGTGCATTTCCTGACTTATACGAATAAATTGTATAAATTTGTCAGTATCTACCGACCCCGAGATAATCGTATTTCTTACTAAGTCTGTTCTATTTATAAAAAGTGCTGTAGCCATATCTTAACTTCTATATCCTGGTTTTAATGACCACCAATTATTTGAAGGCTTAGCTATTTGCGCCACCTCTGGGACATTAGTTTCTATTTTAGCCTCGTCTCTTAAACTAGGGTCTAAGGCTTGTATCTTACGTCTGGCTTCCGCTACCGTAATTCTCTCGTTGTTTTTTCTTAAGTACGTTCTACGTTCCCAATAATGTTGGCAGTTAACCCCGCCCTTGTACAACCACAAATTGTAAGTGCTTGAGCCTGAGGGTGCTAGCTCTGAATTAGCGCTACTCTCTTTGTCTAAGTCTTCCATACGGTACACTTTTTGAGCGGCCCACATATCTCTACAAAAGTCTCTCTCAGGATTGTTACTACCGTAATACCTGTAACGTACTTTAATTATGCTAGTGTCTTGTTCGGATTTTTTATTCGGTGTGCTTTTAGGCACAAACGCTAACTGAGTTGCTAAGTCTAAGCTGTCGTTAATTGCTTTATCATAATCATTAGCTGGTCGGCTGTCAATCAAATCAAAGTCTTCTAAGATACTATCTTCGTCTTCGCCTAGTGAAGCGTACTCTTTTAATATTGCGTCTCTTAAATCGTCTGTTAGATAGGGCCTGTCGTCTTTTTTGCTTAAGTCTGTATGTAATTGACAAGGCATATACCACATAGTACCGTTTGGCTCTAAATGTTCGTGATAGCCCATACAACCTAACTCGTTAGCTTTTGCCTCAGCCTCTTCTATTGTTTTGTAAGCATCGTAACCGTCTATCATTTTAAACTCTTTACGGTCCTCTTCTTTTATTCCTGTTTGCTCTTCGACCTCTTCGCCAGACATAGCATTTTCTAAGTCAACGAAAGCTAGTGGCTGTAAGCTTCTAAAGTATAGGTTTAAGCTAATATCGTTAAACGCTAGTATTTCGTCAAAGGCTGTTAATAAAAGGTCCTGAAACGGTCTAATAACAGTATTATCAAAAAGCGTTGAGCTAGTCGACAACTCGTCTGCATTGGACCCAAAGCCTGAGCTAGTATTTTTAATTCCAAACAGCAACGGGCTTGTAACCCTATGGCCTACTAGAATTTTAGACTGCGACTCTTCACTTAAGAATTGATATTGATTGTGAGCGTCACTTAATTGTACGGCGTCTATTGTAGCGGCTTGGTCCTTATCGTCATTAAATGCAATAATTATTTTACCCGCATTTGTAGTGCCTGTATATTTATTTAGAATCTTACGCTCTATGTCGTTTTGTAAGTCTTCGTCTGGAATACCCGAATTAAAATTCATTAGTAATCCTGGCGTCATACCATTTCTAACGTTGTTTATATGAAAAGTTCCTATTTCGGCTTCTAAATTTTGGTAATCTAAAGCTCCGACATAGTCGACTGGACTATAATAAAAGTAGCCTGGTCTATAAGGCTTTATATAATATATTTCTATCTCTTCGCTACTAAATCCGAAAGCTGGTATTCTTTTAGGCTCTTCACCTGGCTTTATGTCGGCCCAGTCAGCCATATAGTAATACGCTTCTATTTCGCCTTCAAAGTTAGCCTTTTCAGCCCTAAGACATTCAACGGGAAAATGGTCCACTTCAGCGATTTTAGTTCTGTCTTTAGAATAAACAACTTGAAAAGACGCCATACCAAAAAGCTTTAAATCTGTAGCTAGTTTCCTAGTACACTTATCAGTAAACAAACTTTTCATTTGAGCGTACTCGTCTGGTTGTCTGCTAGAATTTGTAGCGTCTAAACCTCTACCGTAAATCATTTGACTAATACCAGTAATACAAGCGACCGCTGTAGGGCTTGACTGGTAAGAATTGATTAAATAATCGAAATACAAATTGTCAGCTCCATAGCTTATCCACTCTCTATTTTTTTGCTCTATTATTAAGGGCTGAGAGTACTGGCTTAAGTTCAGCATTCGTATATTACTTTTGTATTCTTTTTTCTTACCTCTGCTCATATTACTATGTAATCGTTATTAAATGAATTATCTGTTTTATAAACACCTTTGTTTAAATTATAACCTTGGTTGTTTAACTGCTCTATCGTTTGGTTAGTACAAAAGATTCTATCTAAAGTAACTTTAAATGTTTTCTTGTCTACGCTTTCCCAAGTGTCTGGGCTGAAATTCCAATAGTCATTATTTGTATTCCATTCATTATAATCGTTATGCGCTATTATGTCGTAAAAATGACCCTCAACCAACGTAAATACGCCAGTTATCTTTAAATAGTCGTTTTCCCTAACTACAGTCGGCGTATAAGACAAACTCGTATTTGTAGAGTCGTCTCTAAGGCTAAACGTCAGTCCGATATTATATATTCTAGGAATAATATAAAACGTCTGCGGGTCTGTAGTAGGTTTTAATACTTGCATATATATATAACGTAATAAAAATAAATTTGCTAATAAAAAAAGCCACTCGTAAAAGTAGCTTAATTTAAGTAAAAATAATAGTTATTATTACGGTGTTATTTGAGTAGGTGCTGCAAATGACGCAACAACTGCTCCTTGTAATACTGAAGGAGTTACAAAGTAAGCTGGCAATTTCTCTTGTCCAGCCATAGTAATCGTAAATCCTGTGAGGTCACCAGCGGCTACGCCAGTGGTAATTGTCCCACCATTACAATCAGCTCCGTTTTCTGCTCCGATTAATAGATAATTATTATTATAGTCTTCAATAACAGCATAAGGTCTAGCATCAATTATATTAATTAACTCGTTTTGAGTTAGTAAGTCTAATTTTGTTAATACTAAAGTTAATGTCTGCTCGTAGAAAACCGTACCATTCTCGCGAGATGCGTTAATAGTTTGCTCTAAACCAGAGCTACCCTTAACGTCAAACTCAAAAAATTCTGGTGTTCCACCAAATCCAGTGATTTCACCGTTTGTTAATGATAAAGCTCCTAGCGTTCCGTAATCCGCAAAATAAACGGCTTTAATGCCGCCCATTACGTTTTTACAGGCTAAGGCTCTACCAGTACTTAATGCTAAACAAGCCATTCTTTATATGTTTTATAAACTTACCCCTGTTATTGAAACAAGGGTAAATTTGATTAAATTAATTTACTATCCTAAAGTTGCTACTAAAGCATCTTGAGGTACTCCGATTTGCGCTCCAGCAAAGAATCTTACGATTACTCTACAATTTTGAGACCCGTCTAAATCTGACATATCTAGAAGTTTAACTACTGACCCGTTAGCTTCGTCAACAATAGACGTTCCAAAGAATAAATTACTCTTCTCAGCTATTACGGCCTTAGTTGCTGGCATCCCTGGACACATTACTACATTGATTCCGTCAAACGATAATCCGTTTCCGTTTGCGTACCATTGTGTACCTTGTGAATTTGAACCTGAACCACCGACTCCGTTAGCTGCAAATCCTCCAAGCGCTCTTACATACGCTTTATACGCTAGAGTTGGCAAATAAATATAAAGGTCATCCTTACCGTAAACTGCGGCTGGCACTGAATCAACCATTTCCCCTAAAGAGCTAATAATTGTTGCTGCG